CCTTGGGTTGCTCCGAAGGACACCGTTGGCGTTAGTGGGCGACTCTACTCTAGGATTGGAGCGTTGAACGCTCATAACGCCCCCTAGTTAGCGATAGCTTGGATGTAGAACTTAATAAGAATGTCATGCTCATCTGTTTCAGTCGTTGTCTGTCTAACCCGAACGAATGGCTGTTCCAAGATAGGGACTGGCTGCGAGAGCATGTCCGAAATTGTCCTCTCTACAGCAGCAAAGCTGAAGGTAGCCGAATACAGCACAGAGCTTGTGCCACGATCAAGGTCGCCTGAGTTCTCGGAGAAAAGCTCAATCGAGTAGTCGGATGCAGCGGGTCCTGCGTTGTCTTGGAGCGTTACACTCACACCCCACAACAGGCCAGAGGTAAGCGGGGATGCCGCCGAGCCAAGGTCCAAACCAATCAGGTCCGTTGGGTTGTCGCCTGAGTCGAAACCGTAGTCTTCCAGGGTCACGTTTCGGACCCTTTGGTAGACGGGGAAGATAATTGCCATTCGAGTCTCCTGGCTTTCAGCCCCCGCTCGTTAGGGGGCAGTGTTGTTAATGGCGCTCGCGCCTGTCCTCGCTAGTATAGTCCTCAAAGCCTTCTTCTCTCAAGGTTCCAAACCTAGTCACTGCATATGGCTGTTGGCTGTTTATGGCATCCAACAAGGCCTCTGTAAGTCTACTTGCAACCCACTCTGCCTGACCATCAAAGTCAATGTGATAAGGACGTGCGCCAAAACCAAATGCCAGCGCTCTTTCAATCTCGCTCGCTTCTGCTGTTGGGTCGCCGCTGTCCAAGGCGCGAGACATAAACGAGTCGGTAACAATCTTGTTGTATTCCATCAACACCCTGTATCCAGGAAGTCTCTGCATCAAGTACCACAGTTCTGGCCTCTCTGCCCTAACTTCTTCCTTCATAAGGCCAGTCTCTTCTCCGTACCTATCGTGGACAGGAACCATTGAGTATTGCAACCCAACGGCTCGCCTAAGCAGCGGAGGCGTGTTCTTTATATGCCTTGCGTTGGTTAGCTGAGACCAGCCCTTGCCGTAATGCATGCTGTACTGGTCGCCAAACGACCACTCAAACAGCATGGCTAGGTCTGGCCTTACCCTTGATAGGAGACCCACTGGCCTAAACTTCTCATCCATCCTTATGTTTGAAATGAATGCGTCTATTGGTAGCCCAGGTATCGTTATGACCTTAGCAGCAGCCAGTCTAAGGAGTATCTTCCAGCGCATATGCTCTGGCAGTAGCGCAGCCTCCTGCTCAGTGAACGCGCCCTTGTACATCCCAGCCATGAAGTTGTTTGCAATGTGCAGTTGCATTGGATTCTTGACCATCCACTTGAGTTGGAACGCAACGTTACCGGCATCCCATGTGTAGAAGAAGAAGAACCTTCTAAGCACATCCCTCTCAAACGGTGTCAGGTCTCCGTAATCCCTAAGTGCAGCATTAACTGACTTGACTGCCTCGTCCATGTTTAGCCCACTCTTCATTGAGCCAACCATGAGGGTCAATCTACTGGTTGCCTCAACACCCTGGTTAAGACCAGTCAAGACCCTGACGTATGAGGGGAAACTCATGCCGCCAAGAACGGCACCCATAGCCGTACCAAGCGGACCAAGTGTAGAGCCAACAGTTGCGCCAACAGCAGTACCAACTATCCGCTTGCCTCCGTATAAGATTGTATTCTTAGGGGACGAAGACAGCGCCTCTACTGCGTTAAAAAACTCACTGACTGCCTCGTTACTAAACGCCTTCCAACCCATTATCCCAAGCTCACCCAAGGCACTCCCAACTTGAGCACCAAGAAAGCTACCGGCAGCGCCAGCAAACGGAATCCCGGTAGCGGCACCAGCCGCGTAGCCAACCCCAGCGCCTGCGACTTGACCAACAAGCCCAGCGCCAGTCCTTTTGCCGTATTGCTGGTAGCCCTCTATTGCGCCTAGCTGCTCTGAAGCAAAGGGAGAACCTCCATGAACATCAGCAACATGCCTCTCGTTCGTGTACCTGTTCCACTCCCTGTAGGTCATGCTCTCGTCGCCAAGGTCAAGCACGTCATCAGCCCACTTGCCAGCATCAGCACCAGCCATAGATATTTTCATGGCATCAATCCAGTTCATGAAATTGATTGCACGAAGGCCAATCTGCTGAGACATGGAGAAGACATTGCCAGACCAGTTCATGCCTATGTGTGCGTGTGCTGCGATTGTGACCATTGCCTTAGCCAAGGCATGCAGACCATCGAGTGCCTGTCCAGGCCAGGACGCTCCAAACGTATCAGCAGAGTTCATCCAACGAAGGTATTCAACAACCTGCTCTGGCACATACACCTGATTCTTCTTAAACGCCTGTATGACCTCTTTCGGTATCTCCCTGTCTATGCCAACACCCTGCTCACGAAGACCAGTAAGTATCTCTCCAACAGGGTCTCCATTAGCCAGCCTTGTGCTTATGTATGACTCAAACTTTCTGAGGCCAGTCGGTAGCCTCACCCTCATCACAGACTCAAGGAAGTCCACCTTAGACAGCTTCGCAAACCCAAGCTCAGCAGCTATCAGGTCTGCCTGATGAGCATCAAACCTTTCTGCAAACTCTCTGCCCATAGGGAACATCTCTAGGATGTTGTCTATGAGCATGGTCTTGGCTATTGCCTTGTCTGTTGACTGCAAATACTGAGTGGCAGTTAACACTGGGTCCATATTGAAGAAGTCGTACACCTCTTCAAGCCCCGCATCTTTCAGGGTCTGCTCAACAAGCTCGTCCCACGCAGACGCAGACTGTCCCCTGCGGAACATGTCTGAGTTGTTGACATAATTCTTGAGGGTTCCAGACCTCCCGGCATTCACAGCTTGGTCGCCAAACTCACCAGCAGATGCCTTGTGGTGGATGATTGCCTCAGCAACCTCCCTTCGTTTCCAGTCGTTCGTCTGTGTTAGTAGCCTGCTAATCTTTCTCTCTTTGAGGTTTCCTGGCTTACTTAACGACGGGAAGCGCCCCTTTATTGCATCAAGCTTCTTCTTTGCAGCCCAGTTCAGGATGTGAGGAATGTACCCAGCGACATCAACACGAGCAAAGAACTCGTTCTTGTCGAAGTCTTTGAGGAACCCAGCCTCCTGAAGCCTCTTAAGCTGTTCGTCAAAGAACTCTTTGAGAAGCCGCGCTACCTTAAGTGCGTTCTCGTTTATGTCGTCTGGAAGTGTGTGGAACTCCTTCTTCTTAACAGCCCTCAGCACCTTGCCCCTGTCGTCCTTCGATAGACGGTCGAGCCACTTTGCTAACTCGTCATCAAGGAACGCACCTTTTGCTAGCTTGTACTGCGCTTCAAGCACAGCAGCCTGTGCCTTAGACGACCTTCTTGGCTCTTCAATTTCACGCCAGACATCACCTGGGTCTCTCAGGTCATAATCAAGTTCCTTAGCCAAGCGCTTCAGTTCAAGTGCGCGGACATCCATCTCAGCGGCTGCTAGGCGCGCTGATGGCAGGTCTGTTGGCACACGCTCGCCAACCTCCTTCATGGAGGACACAGCTTCCTTAGAGGGGGGGTCAGCGGCCCTGCCAGAAACCCACGCAATCTGCTCGTCTGTCAGGGCATCAATGGCAGCATCGAGGGCTGGCTTGTTCTTGCTTGCCTCTACAAGAGTCTGGAGCGACTCCTTTGCCTTTATCTTTGCTACCTCCCTAGCCTTCCTCCTGGCGCTAGCCATAGACGAGTCTAGTGTGTTGCGAACTGAACGTATCTCATCGTCATACATCTTCGCCATTGCACGAGCGAGCTTGTACTCATCTGTGTTTCTCTTAATGACAGGGACAACATCAGGCTTAATTATTCCTTCCTCTGCCCTGGCTCGCTCTATACGACCGAAGATTTCTTCTACATCAACACCGCGCCCTGGCTTAACGTACCAGCGGTCCCCCTTCCCCTTTATCTTACGAGCGGTCATGCCAAGGCGCTTTGCAGCACCCTTTGCCAGTTTCTCACCAACAACCTCTATGGAGAATGGGCCATTAGCCTTGCTGTATACGTCCATAGCGTCGATGACCAACTGCTCCACAGTGTCAACAGATATGTTCGCGGCAGACTTTATTGGAACCAGCTTAAGCTTCCATCCAGCCTCTGGTCTCAAGACAACAGCGTCTACCTCGTTACCAGACAAGCCCGCCTTTACTGGCGAGTACTTCTGCTTCTTGGGGAAGCGGAACCCGTACCGCTTTGTTGCGTCTTCAATCAGTATTGACGTTATTCGCTCTACGTCGGTGCCCTGTCGGTACTTGTACTGCATCGACTTCCTGTAGGGCAGGTCGCCAATGACCTCGTGATAGGGCTTCACCGACTTATCGCCACGCTTTGTCCTGACCCTAATGGGCTTGTTAAGAAGTGGCTCAGCCTCAGCAACGTGTGCCTTGGCCTGCTCAATATATGTCTGTATGCGGGCAGCGTCGTCCCCAAGGTTCATCGAAGACAGACGACCTATCTCGTCCACTACCTGAAGCCCGATTTTCCTGACTGTCTCTTTAAGTGCCCTTCTCCCATGAAGTGGTGTCCAACGAATAGGCCCCTCTTCATAGACGATCTTCTTTGCTGGCAAGTCGTCAGATGCGGTCAGAAGCTCGTCAAAGACACGCCTAATATCATCAGAGATGTCTACGTTTATGGCAGTACCAGTGACTGCCGCGTATACATCAAATATCCAGTCTCTGAACTTCTTAAATACCTTCTCAAGTGCCTTTGTGGGGGCAATCCCATCGTAGAAATACCTCTCAAATGCACGAGCCCACAACTCCTCGCCAGTTGTTGACCACAGCCCTGTTTCTTTAACAAATGCCTTGTCGCCAACGTGCCTTCTCAACCACTGGTTAACCACCTCGCGCTGCGCTGGGCTTGTGTCGAACTGGAATATGTGACCAAGCTCGTGAATCAAAACATCTGCGCCCCTCTTTCTTTGCGATGCTGTCTTAATCCTCTTTCCACCAGTAAGTACGTCAATGGTTGCTTGAGCGCCCCTTGCAAGGGCCTCAATGGGATTGATGGTCCTCCCACGAATGCCAAGGTTCTGTAAGTCCCAACCACGAGTGCCAAGGACTTGAGAGAACCCGAACATGCCAGTTCTAGGCTTGCCAAAGTTAATGTTAGATATGCGTCCGTAATACCAAGCGTCTGGGTTCTTGGGTGTATCAAACGAAGATGCCCATGACCTAGCCCTTGCATCCATTACGGCAATGACGGCATCAGCGTACTTGTCGGTAACAAACCCAGTCCTGACCTGAGTCTCAATTCGCTCCCGCCACTCTCTGAGCTTCTGAGCCTCCTGTGGGTGAACTGTGTCTGGCACTAGAGAGTTGGTCTCTTGGTCGTACTTAACCTTTGAGCCTGGGGCTGGATACCTTATGTCCCCCAGAGGTCGTTGGTACGGGGCAAACGCTTGAATCTCCTCAGCCTGTAGCTTTGCTAGATTGTGAGTCCATCTCCTTAGATCATACGGAACGGCTCGGTTAGGTGCCGCATCGTGGAATGACTTGAGAAGGGCAGAGTCTTTTATGCCAGTCTCTTTTGTAGCCTTTGCAACAACCAACTCATCCTCTGCTGTCTTTAATAGCTTCCTTGCTGAGGCCACCCCTCCAGCGGTGCCGTGGACGAGTTCGCGCTCCAGGTCGCTTCGATACACTCTCACGCCAAGCTCAGCACTCTCAATGACCTCATCCAACTGCTTATCAATGTCATCAATAAGCGTGGCTATCTTTGCTTGCGTTTCTTTGAGGTTCTGCTGCTTCTCCCAGAGCTTCGCCTCGTGAAGGTCTGCCTTACCGCCACTAACCATTCGCTCCAAGTCTTCAGCCCAAGCGTGAGACACACCACTAACGTCAATGCCAAGGTCTGCTAGCTGATTAGCTATGTCCTCTACGCTCCTTATCACTCCCGCTGTCTTCTCGTCTGTGAAGTCATGTATTCGTGACAAAGCAAGGTCAGCAATCTCTTCATTAAGCCTGCCTAGCTCTGTGACACGCCTGTTAACCTCTTCCTTGTCAGGGAGATTCTTAGCTGCTTTTTGCAGTTGTCTAACGCGACCACGAAGCTTCTTCAGGCTCTCTGGCGTTACCATCTTTGACTCGCCAAGCATGTCGTCAAAGACCCTGGCTATCTCTGGTGATGGAGCAGCAATCTCCCTGTATAGCTCTTTCATCCAAGTCTTGAATCGCTGGAACAGGTTCTTCATGTCCGGTGTTGGGGCGAAGCCACTTGCTATGTAGCGCTCAAAGTGCTCAGCAAAGTGTTCCTCTGCCTCTCTCGACCAGACACCAGACTTAGATACTTCAAAGCCTTCTGAGCGAACCCAGGCAACAGCTTGCTTGAACTGCTTAACGCTCATGTCTCTGCGGAAGATGTGCCCTATCTCATGCACCAGAGTGGAGAAGTCTGCGCTTTCAAACAGGGTGATTATTGCCCTGCCTTCTTCAAACTCAACAGCGCCTCTTGGGCCTCTCCACCCAGACCCTCCACCGGGAGGACCTGCCGTTGGTCCTGTCTGATAAAGGATGCGTGGGTCTTCTGGGTCGAAGGTCCCTACGTTCTGTGTGGACTTAATCTGCCTTGGGTTGAATACAACATACTCTGAGCTTCCGTCAGCCTGCTTCCATATCTCTCCGTCGTATCCATGCTTTTGCAGAACCTGACGGCGAATCAGGGCAGTTTCCCTTTCACGAGACTCCAACCATTTTTCTGGCCTTTGATTTCTCTGGGCGCGATCAATTCTCTCAGCCAACTCCTTGCTAAACGCTGCGTCTTTTGTAACGCCATCAATGTATGGCTTCTTTATTGATAGATATGTCTCATAAACATATGGGGTTTTAGTAGCCCTGCTGCCTGCATACCCCTCTGCCACCTTTCGGCTATCGGTGAAGTAAGCTCCGCTAGCCTTGTAGCCCCAGTCGGTCTGACCAGTGGAGCGTGTTCTGAATATCTCTTCCTCGGCCCTCTTCGCTGGCGCAACAAGGCCTTCCTTCTCTCTGTAAAGGGCCTGCATGTCCTCTCTGAGAAACGCATCCCTATCAGACCAGTGCGGCGCTTCTCTTGGGGTTTCTCGCAAAAGCTCGTGCCCAGCATCAATGTCGCCCTGAACACGTTCTCTTTCAGAAAGAACTCTCTCCCGCTCAAGGTTTGAACCCCTAGCAGCCTCATCAAACCGGCCCTCTGGAGTGCCGTGATAAACCCTCAACGGCTTGCCAGCCTCATCGACAACCTTTGAGTCGCCAAACCAACGCTGGAACTCTGGGCTGTCGAACACGTCCTCATCTTCAAGCTCTTTAAGCCTTGCTTGCCTTGAAAGCTCGTCAGCGTCTGGGCGTACCTGTATGTCCCTGTTCCACTTTGCGGCTTCTCTATAGTCCTCTTCTGACAGCACTCCAAGGCGCTCTGGCCTTCTCGGACGAACAGAGACAACAAGTCGCGGAGTCACGCTAGACGTTGAACCCGGTGGTCTTGTCAGCGTAGATGTCGTCGTAATCTCTGGCTCAAACCCAAGAGACCTAAGCTCAGCAGACACATCCTCGGCACTCCGGTATGCCTTTGTGCGGGTGTCAAGCTCCCCGCTCATGGTCATCTTTGAAGGGCCTACGTGGAACCTGTATTCAGGCGCAGCAGAGCCAGTGTAAATCCTTCCGCTAACACCAAGAGATTTGCCGACAGACTTTAGCTCTACCAACTCATTCTCTAGCCAGCCTTTTGGTGCGCCCGCTTGCCCTGGTGCAGAGCGCTTCGGTCCCTGGAACAGTGCCTCACCGTTACGAAGAACATGAGCCTTAAGCTCAGGGGTTACGTCAATAGCGTGGTACGGGACAGTGCCGCCGTACTTCATTGGCATGACTGCCGCGTCCTCTGGGTCTGCGTGAATGTTTTTGTAGGCTCTTTTGCGAAGAGCTTTGTCAAACCCGAGTTCGGCTCTAGAGGATATGCGAGACTCTACATCAACTGCGTCCCACAGCATCTTCATCTTTTGCGCGTTATCTGTAACAACTAACGGAACCTCATCGCCAGCAGCAGTACGCATACCTACGCTTTGTCGTTGTCCCAGTCTATTTATGTGATTTAAGGAGTCGCTAGTGTCAAAGCGACCGTTCTTTATGAACCACGGCTTTACGTCGAAAGTATCAACAAGCTCTATTAGCTCTTGCACATAAGAGTCGTCTATGCTCCGCTCCGTCAATACGTATTTAGATCGCGGTGAAGTCATCTGGTGCAGCGCCTCAATGCCAGCGTCTACCTGTGACTGACCAGACCTCTTGGGATGAGGGCCGGGAGGGCGAATTGAATCCCTCGCCCTAATGAGGATGTCAGACGCTCTCTGAGCAGACTGCGTAGCATCAGATAGCTTATTAGCGTACACCGACAGGTCTATAGAGTCCTCGCCAACCTTAACGCCGAACCTCTTGTATCTCTTGTTGGTGAAGTTCTTCAGCTTGTTGTCATAGAACTCTATGTGTCCCTTGCCGCCAAGGGTTAGTGGCTTGCGGAGCTTTATGTGTGTCCTGACAGCCTCAGTAACGCCCAGGCGTCCTGGCTCAGGCCCCATTGATACTGCACTACGCTCTGCCCTTCTAATGCCAGCCTCTAGGTGTTTCTTGTTTTCGTAGTGCCTAAGGTCGCCGGGAAGGTCTCCAGGGATGTCGTCAATAGGCACGCCACCCTTGTGTTCTCTCCCAACAAGGAGAGCCCTCTCTACACCGTCTTCGTCTACGAACGTTCCCCAGGCCTCTACGCTGTCTTTGTATGTCTTTCTTGTTCCATACCTGACAGCAGCCTGCTCATGCCCTGTTGTCCAGCCTATGCGGTCAAACCCATTCTCTGCCGCATAGCGAACCATCTGCTTCATCCCAAGCTGATGCCATGACTCCTTGAATGGTGCGTCTGGGACGCCAACACCACCTATCTCAATAGCCCCCTCTCCGGTGTCTATATAATCACCCCAGTTTGTGTCGTCTATTATCCTCCTAGTCTCAACAGCATGGCCCTGCATGGCTCTCTTTGCCCTTCCAAGCACGCTATTGAAGACAGGGCTTGCAGAGGCGACTTGACTAGGTTCTAAGGCGTCTAAGACTTGGTACATATCTTCGTATGCCGTCTTGGAAGACATGGCCCTCATACCAGCGTCAGACATCTGCTCTGATGCGCTGTATGGCCTAGCTGCACCAGCCTGGTCTATGATGCCGAAAGACATCAGGTTTTTATTCAGTAGCTCTCGCCTGCCTTCCACAGACATGGCTCGCCACAGGTCTCTGAAGCCGCTGTCAAACAACGACTCAACCTGCACCTGACTAAGGTTGTTAGGCGACCAATAGGGCCTTATCTTTAACACCTTGAGTTGATGACCAGCATATTCAGCGAGACGCGCCCCCAGATAGCCTAAGTCGCCCCAGAGGTCGGCTACATGGGCAGCAGTAGCAGGGTCTTCATACCATGAACCAACAGAAACCTCAGGCCACTCATCAGCGAAAGGCAGCAAACCAGTCGCTGCATCTGCGTATTCTTTGTTTGCAGCAAAAACAACATCCTCAAGCTCGGTCAGGGGCGTTGTCTCAAAATCAACAGCGCCTCGGTATCCATACTCCCGCCCCTCCTGATGCCAGTCGGACTGCATCTCCTCTATGAAGAGAACCTTCTTTCCATCTTCGCTGGTTCTTGTGTTGAACCTGATGTGAAGAAGTATGTCTGCTTCTGGGAAGTGTGATGACTGATAGGTGCCGCCAGTAAAGCCATCAGGCCTCTTTATGACTATCTTCGCCTCTTTGTAGTCGGTGCCCCCATACACCTCAAGGCCACCGCCCTCGTCGTATTCACTAAGACCCCAAGAAGTGCGCCCCTCACCAGACACCTTGAAATCAACCTCAACAGCATGCTCGTCAAAGAACTTAATCAAGTCGTCTTTGTGAACTCGCCTGGAGTGCTTAGAGAGCCTGTCTCTTACGACACGAAGGTTTCTTGTTGCGGTTTCAATCTCTTCCGTAGTGCCGTCAACAGTGACCCTTGAAAGGGCAGCGTCTGCGTCTCTCTGCTCCGACAACAGACGGCTGTTCTCTCTGCCCCACGCAGAGTCCGCAGACTTGGCAGATACTCCATCACCGTCCAGCCAAGCCTTCAAGTCACTAAGGCTACCGCCGTACTCAATCTCGTCTGCCTTAACACCGTGCCTCTTAAGCGTGTTGTACAAGCGCTCTGTATCTACCCACTCAACGCCTTCGTACTGTTGCTTAACAACACGCATAAGCTCTGAGAAGAACACAGGTGCGTACTCGGTAGCATGAGTAAGCATCGCCTCATGAAGCTCTGTGTCTGCAAGCTTTGCGTACCTTATCCCCTTAAACTTTAGCCAGTACCACTCGTTTGGACGACTGTTGTTTAGAGCCCCCCAGACAACTGAGCGCCTATCAAGAAGCTCACTAATATCCTTGACCTCCTTCGGCCCTATGCCTGAGGCCTCTGCCGACTCCTTAGCCTGATCTTGTATTGTCTGCCTCCAAGACTTCAAAGCCTCGTCGGTCATGACGGTAGGACCAACACCCTCTCTCAGGACATCAACATCGAAACCACGTCCCTTGGCCTCTGCTATTAAGTTGTCCAGCGCCCTCCCAAGGGGTGTCCCAGGCTGAACCTCAGCCTTCAGCAACTTGTCTATCTCATCTCGCGCTGACCTTAGGTCGCTGAGCTTCTCTATCATCCCAGACGCTTCTGCCTCAGCTATAGCGCCAAGCTCATACGTCCTAGTGAGCGTGTCTCTGAAACGCTCTTCCTCTAGCCCTTTGAGGATTTTAAGCTCTGCACCAGCCTGCTTTAGCAACTCTGAGCGCATCGGTCTGTTCGCTATGTAGTCCTCTCGCAACTTGTTCAGTGTCTCTAGCTCAACGCCCTTCTCCTTAAGGAGCGTGTGCGCCTTCTCAAGAGACTCAAACGACTGCTTACTAGCTACAGAGCCTGGGATTTTCTCGCCAGCCTCAAGCTTTTCTACTGCCTTACCAGCAGTCCTGATGCCAACAACACGCTCAATCTGGTCAGTAGAAAGCTCATCAGCCCAACCCATCTCCAGATAGTCACTAACCAACACCAGTTCCTCTGGGTCGTTGGTTACGTTCTTCATCTTTGACTCAAGCTCTCTGCCCCTCTGACCAGACAGAGAAAGCTGATGCATGAACTCTCGCTGCTCTTCTGGTAACTTCGCCCATCTAGCAGGATGTAGGTATCTGGCGAACTCCTCATTGGTCTCTGGGTTGGTTCCAACGTGTGCCCTGTAGGCAAACTTCCTTGTGCCAAGCTTTGTCGCAAGTGGCTGAGAACCCCTGGCAACAACAGGTAGTCGTCTGCGTACTGCCTCAAGCCAAGGCTGCTTATGTATTGCCTTAGCAGCCCAACGCGTCATTGAAGCGTCGTTCCACCTAGTTATTCTGCCCTTGCCTGGGTCTAGATTGCTTGGCTTGATGTCATCTCCGTACCTAAGAACAAATGGCCCATCCTCGCCAAACAACTGCGAAACCTTGTTCTTCTTTACTGCCGAATCAGAGTAGCCAGCAATTCTTATTGTTCCGTCATCTGCGTACCTAATCTGGTTAGGCCTGACCACAATGTCATCAAGTGCCTTGCCCTCCTTCTCTGCTGACCTAAGCGCAGCAGCCCACACGTTCTCCCCATCTTGATGACCAAGCAGTCTCCTAAGGGCATCAAGACTGCTTATGGTTTCGTCTGTTCCGCGAAGCACGATGTTGTGACGACCAGCAGTGTCTACTGCATCAACAAGCTGTCTATCAGCGATGTCTTCAGCCATCGCACGAAGCTCTTGACTGGTCTCCTTAGCAAGGTCGTCAGACATGCCTGTCATATCTGAAGAGAGTTCAAGCTCTTTGAACAACCTCTCTACAAGGGTGCTCCTAAACGCATTCCCTGTATCGGTCAGGGACACCCCAGCATGCTTTAAGAGACGACCACCCCGTACCATTGCGCCAAGAGGAACAAGGTTGAATGGGTTGACTACGCCGATACCAATACCTGCCGCTGCCTCCCACGTATGTTCTATGGCTTTGTCGTAATCGCGCTCTCTTGTAAGGGCTGGGTTTAGGTCTATTCCATCGTCTTGGGGCTTTAGCCCGCCACCTGAGTAACCTATGTCAACAGAACCCATGCCGGTCGGAGTAAGCGTGAAAGAGCCAAGGCCTGATGCTGCCTCAGCCCCAGCCCACGTTATCTCGTTCCACGCATCTCGCAGTGGCGTAGCCCCGGCATCTACTGCCTCTGCTGCATCAAGCCTCTGCTTTCTATAGGCATCGTCCCAAAGAACAGATGGTCCTGTACCAAGAAGCCAATTAAGGTCCTCCATGGTCTGTGCGCCTGTCGGACCCATGAAGCCATGATGTTTTTGGTCATAGTGTCGAACCATGTCAGCAGCAAACTGGGTTGCGTGCCCACGAGGGTCAGTTGCATGGTCAAGGGCGGCAGCAAACAACCCCTGGTCGCCAACCTGCTTAAGCGCCCGCTCGCCGAAATCTTTGCTTGCAGCAATGCCAGACTTCAGGGTCGGGTCTTGGAAGAATATATCAACCCACTTCATCAACCACATGAAGCCAGTTGAGTCTTCTTCTGCCCCAGCCGCTGCCATTGCCTCCTGGGCTAAATCCTCTTGCCAGTTGGTGACGAACTCCTTGAGGTACTCAGCCCTCTCCTTCATGTCGTCTGTGCCGTTAACGTTGTCTACTGTCTCGTACCAAGCGTTACGAACTGCTGCATCGCTCTGATAACCAGTGCCCGCAAGCATGTGCTCTGGGAACTCAACAGAGAGGTCAGGTATGTAGATGTCCTGTTTCCAGGCTTCCTCTTCCTCTTCCTCTTCCCCTTCTCCAGCAGCTTCGTTTTCTCTGTCAGTAATGAACTGCTGAAATAGCGAATCAAGGTCTTCAAGAGAAATAGTGGCTGGCTCTTCTGGTAGCGGCTGAGGCTCTACATCAACGGGCTCTACATCAACGGGCTCCATCTCCCTCTGAGCGTAGAAAGAGTCAAGCTTGCTATCTATGTACGCATCTAAGTCTTCTGGAATAAGCGGCGCACCACCCTCAACAGGCAGAGGCTGCTCACCAGTGTCTATGTAATCAAGACCCGTTTCTTCAGTAGGCAACGCGGCACCTACTCAAGTCTGGCGAGGGCTTCTAAAACCTCTTGCCTGTCGCGGTAGAACGGCGGGGCACTCAAGAAGTCAGCAATCTCTTCGCTGGACGGCGGGGCAGGCGGACCAACCCTTTGTGGTCTCTTCTTCTTTTTCATCGCCCTTATAAGGTCGTTCAGAGAGACCTCATCAGCTTTGTCTTCGGCTTCATCATCGCTTAAAGCACCACTAACTACCTTGGCAGCAACTGCTCCCTTCTCTTTCTTCTCTGCCTCAGCCTTCTTCCTTGCCGCCTCTTTCTGCTTATCAGTTTGGGTTATCTGGCCTGGAAGTCGGTCTCTGTAGTATCTGAGTGTATGCCTAGCTTTGTTAAGGTCCTCTCTTATAGATATTATTTCTCTCCTGAACGGCTCTTCAAGCCTTGCAAGTTCCTTCGTAAGGGCCTTGTACTCTTCAGAGTTCTTATCCAGTGGACCACCAACCATGCCACCAGCAAGAGCATCCAGTATATCCCTGTGTCTCCTGGCGGTTTTGTCTCTCCTAGAGTTCTTCCAAGCGTCAAACCTCTTCTCAGCATTGGTGAGGTTGTCTTGAAAGCTGTCAACTTCGTCGCTTGCGATTTCGTACTTCTTCTCTTCGTCAGTCCCAGATGTTGAGTGCGTGACCTTCCTACGAACTGTTGCCGCTGTCCTTCGTATTTCTTCCTGTAGTTCCATTCTCGCAGCAGCTTGCTCTCTAGCCCCGCCACGCCGCATTGCTTGGTCGAGTGAGCGCATAATTTCCTTGGCTCTCTCTGGGTTCGTTAGCGCGACTGTAGCCATATCCTCAGAAAGCTTCTCCAGTTGCGCCTGTGGTATGCCAAGGTCGCTCAATGAGGAGGCATACCCAGTCACAAGCGCGCCCCACTCGGCAGTGTCAAGGTCTCCCGCTGACTGCGCCTCTTGAGTTAGCTTTGCTGCTTCAAGCTGGAACTCCATCATATCGCCGCTCAGACTGTCTAGGTCGTTCGGGTCAACACCCATCTGAGCAAGCTGGTTAAGAGAATCCTTATGCCCCCTCTTAGCCATAGTTATCATTCGGCCAATCTTCTTCGGGCTGTACACAACACCTGGGTCAAGACCAAGGGCTTCTGTGAGTGGGTTCCTTCTGCCCTCAGGCATGGATAGAGCACGACTCGTTGCTGCTGTTGCTCTGCGTTCTGCGGCACCCTTGTCGCTAGGCCTCATCTCAACCCTAACTGGCTCGGGCTTCTTAGCCCTGAAGTCAGATGCTGGGTAGTCAACGCCTGGATGCAGGTCAACCTTCATTCGCTGCCTATCTGTGAGATAGGGAAGGGCTTCTTTCTTCAGCCGAGATGGTGTCTCAGCACCAGCCATAGCAGACCGTGTAGCCGCGTCAACAACACCTGTTTCGCTTATGCCTTCGCTCTTCTGGAACTGCTTAAGTGCATGAACTGTGTTGCCGCCAAAGTCTCCGTCCACAACGATGTCTCTGTTGTTCTTTCCCTTGTGCCCAGCGCCCTTGAGGAAGTTCTGTACAGAACGAACAGCGGTCATGTCTTCAGAGCCGACCCCTATGTCTTGCACCGGCTCTCTAAGGGCGCGGGTTAGCGGAGACTCAACGCCACCAACCGTCATTGTAGGAGCATAGTCTGCTGCCTTACGTCCCCTACTTCCCGGGAACTCCTCCCTACCAAGGCCAGTTGGTCGAACGTACTCAGAAGACGCCTCGGCTGGGGGCGCTCTGAGCGCCCTGACTGCCTCAGCTAGCTCTCGCTCTGTAGGCACCCCAGGAGTGCCCACAGCGGGTCCTGCACCCGGCACAAGCCCCTGCTGCCTATATACAGGGGTTCGCTGAACTCGACCCTTACCAGCTAAGCTCCTCCTAAGAAACTCCTCTGCCTCAGGTCCGACATTAGCGCCTCGACGCTTTGCGCTAAGTATTTCATCAACACGCTGCTTTACCCCAGGTGCCATCCCCTCTGGGTTCCAATACTCGCCGCCCCTACCTATACCCCGAACTGCCCACTCTATATCGCGGTTGCGCTCATATATTTCTTGCTTTTGATCGGCTAGTTTCTGTGCCTCAATCGCTGCCACAGGGTCGTTGAACAATATGTTCTGTTCATGCTCATCGTAAGCCCTCTGCTTCAACTCACCAGCGCGTCTAAGGGCATCTTCACGCTCCCGCGCACGGCGATGAAGCTCTTCCTGGGCCTCTGAAAAGGCTATTGGGTCTACTCCTCCACCACCTGCACCGCCACCACGACTGCCACCACGACTGCCCTTGCGACTAGGTGTTGCGCCACCAGTGAGACCATACTCGGCCAAGACACTCGCTGTACCTGGGTCTAGGTTGCTTTCAACTTCGCTGGCCTCTTTCTGCGCTTGAGCGAACTTGAATGCAGCAAGCTTCTCCCTAGCCAACTGTCTTTCTAATCGACGGTTATATGCATCCTCACCCGCTTTCCACGAGTCGGAAAGTGCGTCAGCAAAGTTGGTCGCCCCCTCTGCACGGCGCTGCTCTTGAGTGGGTCTGGTATATAGACCAGCCCAAGGGTTGTATGTGAGTGGCATCTATACAACCACTCCCTGCTGATTGCTTAGCGCTCCCTGGTAGCCACCTGTACCACCACCATACGGGTCGTATTGCGAACCACCGTATGCCTGTTGGCTGTAGCTTGGACCACCCAAACGACCAAGTGTCCCAAGTAGTGCTGATGGGTTTTGAGTAACGCCTGCTGTAAGAGCATCCTGAAGAACACCAGTCATAAGGCTATCAGCCCATTGCCCTTCCTCATCGAGGCTTCGTGCAGTGCCAACCTTATCCATGAAATCTTGGTTTCTTCGGTAGTCTATCTGTTGGGTAAGACCAGCATCAAACTCGGCCCGCCTTTGCCTATCCCCAGGAGTTGACCCACTAAAGGTATACCTAAGGGCGTTTTCGGCTACAGGACCACCACCAGACGCTGCTGAAAGCTGTTTCCCCCTAGCCCCCGCTGCGCGACCACTCGACTCCCTGTGAATGTTTTGCCTGCCCCGCATCTCACTAGCAAAGCGATCCATCTCTGGGTCTTGATAGAGCCTTTTATATTTCCCTGGGTCGTTCACAGCCATGAGGGCTCTTTCGTACCAAGTGTTGCCCAGGCTGTCAGGCCAGCCAATAGCATACGCAGGACCAACGCCAGACTCACCTAGTTGCATCATTTCCTGGCCTGGAGTGATGCCAATGGGCTCGCCAGCCTCTGAAAGAGCCCTGTCCTGGGCCTCATCGCCAGAGGAACTGCCAAAGCCCCATAGGTCTGTATCGACTAGCGCCTCTAACCCCGTTTCAAGATAATTGTCTGTCATATCTTCCTCCTAGCCAAACAAGTCTCTAAGGACCTGGGCAAACGCCTGGTCTTTGGGGCCACCAGTTTCCTCTAACGACTGCACAATTCCAGCCATCCCGTAACGCTGCTTATCTTCATAAGGACCGTCCTCAGGAGTGAACTCAAGGTCCTCATCCATTTCTAAGTTTTGCCACAGGTCTCCACCAAGCTTTGCCCCAAGGTTAAGCCAACTAGACGCTGCCTCTCTCTTGGCATTGGCCTCAGCCATACGTCGCCTTCTATCAGCATCCCGTATCTGCCTCATGCCTCGCTCTCTATCCGCATACATCTGCAACTGGTTGTTGCCAACAATGCCCGCAGATGCGGCCCCAGCCTCCCTCGCCCTATTAACTGGATTAAGTACCTGACTAAGGCTGTACACGTCTGAGTCAAAGTTAGGAGAGTCAAAAACTCCACTCTCTCCAGAGACCAGGGGAGCCCTATCTAGGTTAGTCCTTGCCCTAGCGAAGGACGTAACTTCTGGGTCTACAACAGCACGCCACTCGTTTGGCCTATTGTAGAAGTCGTCTCTGCCGTCTATTGCACTAGCGTAGCTTGCCATTGAGTTCCTCCTAAGACAGGACGTGATTAGCTATAACAGTTATTGACCTGTATTTGCTGTAATACTGAGATGCACACCCGTCATTTGTGACGTGTGGAGTCGGATTGTACAAACTTCCTGTGCCTCCAGTACAATCAAAAATAAGCTTTGCCTTGATGGTGTGCGCTCCTGCTGGAACAGAGAGCCTTGTTCCATGAATAAAGAACCCTGAACCACGGTCGTCATTACTCATAGGAGAGACATCTGCATGTACGTTGATGTCGTTAAGCACCCTAAGCGACGTTTGGTCTACCACTGGAGTGGTGTTCTGATGGTGCTGCTTTGCACCGTCAAAGTACATCGCAGCCCACAGTCGCACCTGCAAGTCTGAAGCAGAATACCCAATACTGCTCAACGACTTCCAGTTGTGCATACCAGAGTTGATTTGGATATTTGCAAAGAAGAACAGGTCTGACTGCTCGTGCAGATAAAACCTAAGGGCACAATCATCCACGTCGTACTCATTTGTGCTCTCGCCGTATAAGGTCTCTCCCCTTGGGAACAGCATGAATACGGCAGTGTCTGAACTTGAGTTCGTGAACACACTGCTAACAGAGTTCTTATGGAAAGACCTGTGCTCCAGCCGTCTTCCACTCAACAGGTTGTTCTCATTTAAGTCGCAGTTTATTGCGCTGGACAACCTGTCGAAGTTGTCCCTAACAACCAATGGGTCGAATGGGTCGCCGTCGTTTATGGGTGTTGGGTGATAAGCAGCCATCTATACGTGTATCACAAACATATCTACTGCACAGTGAGAGAACATAACCTCGCTTGAGCCTGGAGAGCCACCAGACGTTGCCTGTATCTCTACTGAAAATTTGCCTGGAAGAGAGGTTGAGTTTGATGGGTCATACCACTCACCAGCCCACATGATTGGTATTGTCGCCACTTCACCAGCGCTAACGGTTGTTATGATGTCGTACCCTATCTGAGAACCAGCAGATATTATCTTCAGGTGGGCTACCCCAGAGTTACTAGCGTGTCCAACAACACGCGCACTCCCAACCATGTAAAACGCACCTCCGTTATACAGGTTGAACTGTGCGTTTAGCCACGTGATGTTTGACGGCCCATACCCACCAAGCGGGTAGAGGGGAGATGGTGACACGGTGCCTGGGGGAACTAGGTCGCTCGTGAAGTGGTGCGACGGCTCTCTAAATGGGTATGGCTGAGCCGATAGGTGCCTTGTGTCTAAAGAACCCTCAACGATGTCTCTGTTCTCTAACGATTTAGACTTGTCTCTAAGGCTAGTGCGAAAGTTCTGGTTAACCTCAATAGCCCTAAGCGGGTCTCCCGGTCGTATCTTGTGAAGTAGTGTCATCTCGCTATCCCAAACGCCTTCATAAAGCTGTGGTCAGCGGCAGTGTAATGATTAGAAAGGGAAGAGCCTGGGGTGACGCCAGACCTGTCTCTAACCTGTGCGCTCAGTACATGAGGACCGGGCGCTGACATTAAGGTCGTCATAAACCCACTGTTGACGCGCACAGGCGTAGAGGTGCCCCCATCTCCGCAGGCAGTTGCAGTATATGTGCACCCCTGCGGGTCTCCATCTAACAACACCCTTGTGTCAATCACGAGCGCTCTACCAGCGTCACTAGCAACTGTGCTTGAGTGCTGCACAACAAGCATGACTATGATTGGCATGTATTCGTGTGACGTAAACTCAATGTTTATATCCAAGTCAAACCACTTCCCCTGGTCTGCTATCCAGTCCGCATAGGAATCTGCTCCGTAGTTGTATACGTCAAGCCTGTTGTTTGCGAGTGATGAGTAGTCGTTGTCGTTACCAAGAAACCCACCAGTCAGCGCTGGACTGTTTGGGTCATGTGTGAACGTAACGCCACGAGGGCTTGCCTTCGGCATAACAACAGAGTTTGTTGTTATAGACATATCTATGAAGTTGTTCTGGTCTACCGTCGTCAGGTGAGCATCAGCGCGGTTAAACTCACTCATAAGTGAGTCGGCATCTGCGACCATATTTGGATGAAACTCTTCTTTTCTTATGTAGTACATTTCATTCAATCATCGACTCTAGTGATGTGGCTATCCTTGACAGCTTTGACTCGCCTGGGTCTTCCCCAACAACTATACCCAGACCAAGCCTAGCGGACGCCCTCCTTATTGTCCTAATCGGAAAGTCTCGGAACATCGCTCTCGACTGAAGCTCTTCAAGCTCAAACAACGCATCTTCCACCCTTTTCAGATTTCTCTTGGCAGACATCGAGCCTAAGTCTCCAAGTCAACACCCTCGGCCCTTATGCCGTGGTCTTCGTAATGCACTGTAAACCCAACAATCTTGAAGTGGCTGTCTGAGTACTGCATTGCATTCCCAAGCTTGCCGCCCTTGTCCTTCATATTGCTTAAGTACGTATTGGTGTGGTCTACGCCGAACTTAAACCTAATGCTCTTCGCCGTTACCTTGTTCAGGTTTATCCTCTTTGTTCTTGTTCGCTCTTTGTCCCATGTCCTATCCGCTGTAGCTGGTGCGGTAGCAGATGTCTCTCCCCAGTCGTAGACATCCCACATAACAGCATCTGGGTCTTGCAACACAAGGCTGGTCGCATCTGAACCACTCTCCCTCCTGTCGTCCCAATCAACAGCCCAACTAACATCCATAGACAGGCTGCTCGTCTGTGAATAGATAACATCTATCCTATAGAACGTTTTGTCTGAGTCTGGACTGTTGAACTCAAGCCAACTTGTTTCAAATATACCTGGGTACTGGCTCCCCTTGCCCTTGCCAAACAGGCCCTGATAATCCCACAGCCCAAGGTCCCACGTAGGTGTATAGACGGCTGGCACATGCCCATCAAACCCTCCGTCATATATAACCGGGTCTGCAACGTATGAATGAAAGCCAACAACAACCTCGTCCTTATTAGCCCACTCAACAGCAGATGACATCGTTGCCCCTGTTGTCCTCGTAATGCCGCCAGTGTCTGGATGTATCATCCAAATCTCATCGCCCATAGCGGTTCCGGTGTTTCCCTGAGTAGAAACACACAAGCATATCCTTCGTCGCTTCCTGTCTACCCAGGAGAAGGCGTCCTCAAGGTATGCCTCTGGCAACCGGCGTACTAACACGGTTATCTCGTTAGACAGAGGCACTGCGGCTGAACCGTTAAAAACAAAGTAACCAGCATCAGACAGGAAGTATGTCTTGCCGCCAAAGCTTGTTATCGACAGGTCTGATACAGCCCCAACACCCTTAACTGCTGGGGTCATTATTGGGGTTCCGTCCCTAGAAGACGTGAGCAGGTATATGGACCTTCGCTTGAAGATGGCTACATAGTCTTCGGTAACAGAGAACCCAGTAAGTGCGTCTCCGTCTGAGCTTGCTACGTCTATGATGTTGTCAAACGATACTGCGCCCTGAAGCCCATTTGGCCTTGAGTAAAACAAGTGTGACGGCGCTGACTTCACTCCTCCGTAATAAACCCTCCCACGGTAGCTAAACGCCCACGTCGCAACAGGAGGGGGCAAGTTAATCCCTGGATTCGCTATAACATCAGGAGACTCGCTGCCCGGTGGCGTAAAGTCCCAAAACGTATCCAAGTCTGTCCCAGCCAACCTCTTTATGAAGAACTTGCTAATGCCGTTGTCTGTAGACCTGTATAGGTGCCTATATACAATGTCGTCAGATGGTGGGTCTCCAGCAAGCCCAGTCACAAGTATGTTGTAGTAATCCATGTCTAGCTCGGCTGTCCCGCCTGCGCTAGAAACAAGAACCGCCCTTGTTATGTCATCTGTTACTGGGTTTGATGGCGCTGAAGACTCAGACTCTTGCCCCTTGTCGCTTACCCATGTCTGGTAATACCTGTACGTGGTCGATACCGTTGATGTCTGTATAGCCTTATCGACATAAAAGTTGGCTGGTATTCCATGCTCAAGGTGCGTTGGGTCATTATCGTCATGCAGAGGGCCTTGAAACGGAATCGTACCCTTTCCGTCAACAGGCACAACGGGGGCAGGTGGGACACCATGTATGCCGAGCGGGCTCACCTTCCTGCCGTCCCACTTCATGTTCGCGTCCACGCCATTCAAGATGAGAACAACGTCTCCTGCCTGAACAAACCTATGGCCCTCCCTTGGGCTGCTTGGGACGCGCCTTCCACTCAGTAGCTCGGTAAGAACGCTTCCCTGAAGCACAGACACCTTGTCGTCGTAGTTAACAAGGAGGTCTGTCATGCCGTGGTGCGAGAACACACCAAGTGATTGTGGTGGTCTAGTGGTGCCAAACGGGCTGAATAAGGTAACGCCTGAAGATGGTTCTTTGGGATTTTGTAGCTGGTCTCCCTCTGGCCCCCAAGGGACAAAGCGCTGTATCCCACCAACCTTCTCTATGTGACCCTCAATCGAGAAGGTCACGCCAATGGCATCTATGGCAGACCCAGGCTTCTGCCATACCTTGGTGTCTATGCCAGCAACGTTCAAATGAAGCTTGTGTGTTTTCCTGCCTCTAGCACCAGACATCTACAACTCCAAGGCGATTAGGGTCCAAGCGCTCCGTACCACCAAGTCCGCTTACCCCTGACCTTCCTTGGCCCGCCAACAGTAACAGTGTTCTGCCTGTTGAGCCTGTCTCTTGAAACCATTCTCTGTATGCCTCGCTCAAACCTAGTCCTGGCTTGAGTGGCTCTACCCTGCTCGTCTGACTGCTCAAGCAACAACGCTTCCGCTCCATCCAGAACAACAGGGTGGAACGTCGAGTCAAACAGTGGCTTATCAAGGTCTTCACCCATCGTTACCGGAGCAAGCTGGTAAAGGACTTGAATCTGATAGGTGGAGGACGGGACAGGGTGAAGGTGCAAAAACAGCGTAGAGGGGCTCTCAGGCGCTCTCGGGCCTAGCTCTTGGTCGTCCATGCCATCCACAACAGTCCACGTTGAACCGTTACCGCTATGCGGGGTCACTAGGTTTGACTCCTCAAGCAGGTATGGCACAGACCCACCGATTTTGCTCCTGTAGAACTTAACAAGTAGGTCCTGCTGAGCCTCGTTCCTCAAGCCAAGGGACGCTGCTGATGCTGCGCTAGTCAGGAGGTCAGAGTTTGCTGAAACCGTTATGGTTGGGTGATAGTTGAACGTAGTGTCGAAGCTTGACGTTACAGTTACTGACGGGCTTAGAGCAGACTCAGCACCGCTCTGAGCGTCATAGTACGACATCCAGTAAGTGTAGGCTCCAGCTATTGGACCATGCCTGAGGGTGATTGCCGTATTAACAGTCACCTCAGGTGGATACATCGGGGACGGGATAGGCTCTTTCCTGTCAACAGAGAACTCTGTTGGCTTGCCCTCAACGGTGAGGCTGCGATGAACCATCGCATACGGTGCTATCGCATTAAGGGAGGACTTTGAAACATCTCCCTCTATAACAGCGGCTTCAATCACAGACTCAGCGCCAAGAGGCAGCGCTAGTTCGTCATGGATTATATCAACGTCATACGTTGTGCCTGTTGCACTAATAAACGGCTGGTCAAGTATCCAGTTAGTGCCGTCGTTAGAAACCACCTTCACCCTGTATATTCGACTGTCTACGACAATCTGCTTACCAAGGCTCGTGTGTGGAGATGCCGCACCAGCAGCAACAGCGCCAAGGGGTGTGGTGAGGCCAAGCATTACTACCCTTGAGCCGCTAACAAAGCTCGGATACCCAAGGTTGGCTGTGATTGTAGTCTTGGCTGATGTCCTGAATCTGTGCGTCCTTCTCAGGAAGCCCCAAGACCTGCGACTGTATATGTCCAGCAGAGCTTGGTTCAGGAAGTCATTCAGCACAGCGTTGCTGTGACTGAAGTCACTACGACGCCTCTGGAGTGAGGTTCGCAACTCAGCGAGCGTACTCATACTCACTCCAGAGGGTAGTAGATGTTAGTCGGGCACTAAGCCTTGCGACGGTAGCGAATCTGAATCTTAGGACGACTCATGGTAACGCTACTACCGCCCCTGGTGCAGGTAATCGTCACACACCGATCCTGAGGAACCAACTGGTTCTGGTCAGGGATCATCACATAAGGAACGTACCCAGTGATTAGCTTGTCCTCAGTCTCCACGGCATGTGCAAACAAGTTCGCACCAGCGCCACCAGTGGCAGACTTGTAGTCAACCATGAAGGACCACTTATCAGTGCCGTCAGCAACAATGGTGTTCTCGCAAATCAGCGTCACGCTCTCAATGTAGATGTCGGAGTCCGTAGACGCCATGAGCGTGAAGTCAGAGACAGTATCGTTTACAACGAACGCTTGCGAGGCAGAGTCAGGTGCGTACAGGTCAACAACGACATCCGTATAAATAGAGTACCCGTAAGGAGCGTACTCCTTAGATACTCGACTAACGTGTGGGGCTAGAGAAGCCATTTTCAATTCTCCTAGTCATGTTGCAGTGAGGGCCGAAGCCCCCACTGCACACACGTTAGTTTTAAGGCAGACCGCAAATCCAGCAGTCAACAAGTTCACCGCCAGTGCCAGTAGTCACGGCAGTAAGCACAACACCACGAAGACGACCACCAAAGGCAGCAGGAACGTAGGAAGCGCTAGCGACCGTAGTGTCGTCAATCAGCGCCTTAGAGCTGTCAGTTCCATAAACAACACCGTTCACAGCATAACCGGTAGATGCAAGCCCAAGGACGTTGCAGCGACCAAGCACACGAAGGGTGATGTTCTCGTTAGGCGCAATTGACAGACCGTCAGGTGCGATAACAACACCCATCGGAGCAAACTGGCTTACGCCACCAGTACTCAACACAGGCACAACAGCGATATTCCCATCAGGAGAGTCACTGTTAAGCAGTGAAATCTGCAAGATGTCGCCGTTTGTGACAACAGCACCAGTACCGTTAACCGCACCAATATCCAGCGTAAGAGCTGAACCACCAAACATAAATCCAGACATGTCAGACTCCTTTCTAAAACTGAACGGTGCCAGCACCAGCGTTGAAGTCTACCAGACCCTGACGGCCAAGAGACGACGCTGTGAGCATGCACGTGAGATAGGTGTGAGAGATAATCACATCACTGTTGGGGGGAGTCATGAAGTCCGTAGTACGGAAGTCATCACTGCTGAGAATAGCAAGCTGGAGACCAACTCCAGTAGCCTTGCCCTTAGCCATAGGATTCTTACCGGGAACGGAGAAATCCTGAGACTTGAGGTTGAAGTCATTCACACTTCGTCTACCAGTGGTGGTGAGGAAGAATGTGCGACCAGTACCATCAAGCTCGGGGTCAGGAACAACCGGAGTGCCTTCAAACAGAAGGTTCTGGAAGCCTTGGTCCCAAAGCGCCTTGTCACGTTCCTCCTGATTAGCGGCAACCAATCGCTTGTAGAAGCGATAGACGGTTGGGCTAGTCACAATGAGGTCGGGGTGACTACCTCGACTAGAGCAGTCCATGTAGCACTGCTCCCAAGCGTCAAGACCATCAGTGCCAAAAGCAGTGATTGACTGATAGCGATTGCGCCAGTTCGCGTAAACCGCTCGGTCAATTCCACCAGTGGTATTGGTCTGATTTGCCTCAGTCTGCGCCTGAATGAATCCGTTAGTATTGTTTGACGAATAGATACCGTCGATTTCGTTGGTATTGGCAGAGTTGTCAATCCAAATCTGACGGCTCAAATCGTTGATGAGACTAATCTTCGCAATAGCGAGCTTAGACTCAAGCAGGTTTACAATCTGCTGCGGACCCTTGTTCTGAGCAATCTCAGTATTGTCGAGGACCACAGAGCAGCGATTCTTGTACCAGTTGGGATACCGCGCAGTGTCAGGCCCATCTTCAGGGGTCGTAGAAAAGGTGTCATAGGGTGCAATCGCAGAGACATTCTGCGACTCGGTGACAACCACAGGTGTTCGGACCTCGGTTCCACCTTCATATCGGACAGCGCCCTGGCGGTAAAAGTGCCACAGAAGAGGGTTGCTCTGGACGATTTCCATAGCAACTTCAGAACGCTGATTGTGCAGCGTCGTACTGTAGACACGATTAAGCGCCAAGGCTGGCATTGTATTAGCAGCCATTGGTATTTACTCCATAAAACGCTAAAGCAGTCCCTCTTCCTTCATGGCTCTAGTAGCCGCCTCAAGAGGCGACTCACTTCGGTCTTTGACCACAGAACCATGTCGAGCAGATACAGGGGCAGCAGCACGTCGTTGTTTATTTTTAGTACTAGCCTTCTCAAGCTTCGCCTGAGAGACCGCAATCTTCGCTGCAATGCTGACGGCTCTAACCGGGTCAACTGTTGCCAGTTCACCAAGCTCAGGGTCTTCATCAAGCAGCTTTCCAACAATGGGAGCAATCGCCTTGTGATTCATGTCTGGGTTGTCCGTCTCGAATCTGCGGTATGCACGAACGACCTGACGCTCTGAAATAAGGGGTTGGAGCGTGTCCATCTTACCCTTGAGGTCAAGTCCTCCAAGCACTCCTCCAAGCACCTTTTCAACGTGCTTTTTGGCGTACCATTCAATGACTTCCTCAGGCTTCGCACCGGACCTAACGTCTGGTGGAGTCTCAGGCTCGCTCTCCGCAGGTGCTGCCTTGCTCTCTTCTTTCCTGTGAAGAAGTATCGCGTTGGCTGCGTCCGTAAGTTCACGCAGTCGCTTTCTCTCGTCAGCGACGGCCATTGTCTTTTGTGTATAGTCCTTATGCCTAAGGGAGGACTTTGTTATGTACTCCCTAACAGCATCCGGTGCGTTTTCCGCAATCCAAGAGTTCGGGTCCAAGTCATTCTCTACAGACTCTTCTCCTTCTGCCTCAGGCTCCTCGGTCCCATCAAACGTGCCCTCATCAGGGTTTTCGATGGGTGTGTCGCTGTCTTCCATTGGCTTTTCATCTCCAATGCTTAACAATCATCGTCAAGCAATTACAAACTCTAGGGGTTAACCAACCCCCTTTGTCAAGTAGGAACCAACTGTGTCAAAAAGAAAACTACAAATCAAGCCCCAAGAGGTAGAAGCTTGGCATGACAGAGTTCGTTATGCTGAGGAATACATAGAAGAGAACCACCTACCAAAGTGGAAATCCATCTACAACGAGTACAGCGGCAACTCTGACTTTGGGGAATACGGGCTTGGCTATGGCGATGATGATGAAAATATAAACATCAACTTCTTGCTATCAACTTCAAACTCGATACTCCCTGCAATAGTGTCCGCAGACCCATTCATAAAGCTAAAGCCACGCAGGTCTCAAGACAAAGAATCTGCAAAGAAGGGTCAGGTCGCAGTGCAATACGCCTGGAGAGAGGGCGAGTGCACAGAGTCTACGAGAGAGGTGGCTACTGACGCTCTTATGTTTGGTGTTGGTATTGGCAAGGTTGGGTATGACCCTGCTGGAGCTTTTTACACAGAAGAAGACTACGACGTTGGGCCTGAGATTGAGGAAGACAGCGACGATGGGCTGCTAGACAACGAGGCAAAGCGAGCGCTAAGCCGTGCACTGGCAGAAGAAATGCTCATCATGGACGATGGTCCTGTAGACAACCCAACGCTTGAGCGTGTCGCACCGTGGAACCTGTTAGTGCCTCCTGGGTACAACGAGGTACGCAAATGCCCTTGGGTTGCAGAACGCATGACAGTTCGCCTAGAGGAACTTCGCGCAGACGACAGGTTCATTGTTCCGTCAAAACTTAAGCCGAACGAGTGGCTCATGGACGGGATACCAGAAAGACTCACTCCAGAGGGTGACGGTCTGAACGGGACAGATAAGCCAAAGGTAGAGCCTGAGTATGTGAGCCTGTATGAAATCAGGTATTGGAGCAGGTCACGCAAGGGAACCCGCAGACGCATTCTCTGGCTTGTGAATCAGCAAGATGGCGTAACCATGAAGGAGACAGTTGTTCGTCACATAGACGACCCACTGATGATTCGTGGATACCCGTACATCGACATGCGCTTTGTGAAGGCTCCCGGCGCTTTTTACAGCACAAAGATTTCTGACATAGCGATGATAAAGGACCTTGCTTCACGACTTAACGAAGAGTGGGACCACATACTTGCCCACCACCGCAGAGCGAGAAACCGGAAGTACGCTGTCATCTCTGGGTTACTTGAATCTAACGAGGTTCAGGCTGTTCTTGAGTCATCTCAAGATATGGAATGCTTTGAGGTTCCTGCGTCTCTCCAGAGGGCTGGTGATGCAATCTTCCCGGTCCCGGTAGCTGAGCCCCCACAGACCACGCATCTAGTCCTCAACGGGCTTCAGAAGCTCATATACGAGATGTCTGGTATCGACGTGTACCAGCGGGGCGGCACCGGCAGGAAGGGCACCACAGCAACTGAGGTAGCCATTTCTTCAAGGGCAACTCAAGGCAGAGCCGCATACAGAGTCAGGGCAATCGACAAGTTCATCAAAGCAGTAGCAAGGCACATGGTTGCCATACAGCGACAGTATTGGGACGAGCCCAGGTATCTGCGCGTTGCTGGGGCTGGTGGTGAAGATGATTTTGTTGTGGTTTCTGGAGAAGACATTACAGGTCAATTCGACGTTGAGGTCGAGATAGGATCGATGATGCCGTCTGACCCGGCATCTGAACAACGAGCCTATCTCGGTCTCCTAGCAACAATTCAACAGACAGCCGCAACCATTGCACCAATGATTCAAAACGGACTGCTACCACCAGATGCGCTGAAGAACTTTATGGACAAGGCATTCTCTGTGTGGGCTGAAGACAAGAAGGCCCTTGTTGGTCCTCTCAGTGAGCTTCAGGCAATGCCTGGAATGGGTGGACAGGGCGGTGGACAGGGTGGCCCTGTTGGGCCAGAGAACGTTCAAGACCAGGGAATGGGTCCTGGGGGAGAATCACTAGCCGGGTCTGGTCCTAAGCCAAGGCCTGGACAACAAGCAGCCCCAGGACCGGGTATGTTTGGTGGCTTAGCAGGAATGCCGAAAGGAAGTAACTAATGGCCTTTTATCCAATGCAATGCACCTTCTCCACATGCGGGATGGAGTTTGAGTACGCAACCAAGCCAGACCTGTACATGAGGTCTAAGGAAGACGGGTTCAGAGACGTTCGCTGTGTTTACTGCGGCAGCTTCGGGACAATAGTTCGTTGCTACCCAAGCGACTCGGCACCAGCCAACCTGACCGTTAAGGGGACCTGGGGGAGACATGCAAGCCCAGGGCTTAAGGGCAAGGAGTTCTATACAAAGCAAGAACGCGACAGGCAGCTTTCTGAGGTTGGTCGTGTGCAGGGAGACACCGACTACAGCGGTACACCCAAAGAGTCTAGCCAGAAGCGGGTCTACAAGAAGAGCGAAGAGACTGGACTAATAGAAGAGGTCAAGCCCAAGGAACAGGCAGACCGTCCTATCGTCTGGAGAGTCGGAGATGAAACGCCTCCCCCCCCGAAGGCACCAAACAACATAGCCAAAGAGGTTGAAGAGCTTCGTAGCGAGCGCGCTGCAAAGAAGGTCGCCCTCGAAAGAGACGCTGAGGTCGTTAAGGCAAAGAAGACCAACGCAGCAGCAGTTGCGCTCTATCTCAAGAACAACGGCCCAAGCAAGCTGAAAGACATCGCTACGTCAACTGGGATAGCACCCTCTGCTATCAACAGGATTGCCTCGCTCAAGAATAACGAAATCAAACGTGTTGGCAGGGGTGTCTACTCTATCGTCGCTTCCCAAGCGTAAACTTAAGCTGCTTTTCATGCATCTTTTCGTACTCGTCCCAGTCGCTGTGATTCCAGTGCTGGCTTAACAGCATGTTCCTTCCAACCATTGGCCCCTTTCCTGTGCCATGCCCAGGAGAGTAATGGGCAACTGCGTTTGCAATCATGAAGGCAACGCATGCGTCATCGTGCTTGCCTGACGGTGCTGTGAACTTAGCCGCCTCTAGTTCCCTGCCCTCAGCGTCAAACTGTAGGGTCATCATGTATGAACGAAGCTCGTTATATATGGAGCGAGACCGAACGATTGAGTACGACTCCTTGATGGCTCTCTGAGCGAGACCAACCATCACCGGCTTTGTCTTCTGGTTTGTGTCCCAACCAAGCATGCCGGTTGAGCCGTGCCAACTATCTACTGTGCGCCGTCTGTACAGGTTCCAATACCCAGCGCGCTCTATCATTGCAATAACGCCAGCGCCAATGCCGGTAGCCTCTGGAGCAAGCACAGCCTTGTTGTAGTGAAGTGCAATCAGGATGCAGATGTCTGCGAACTGGTCTAGCTCAATCTTGCCTCGCCACTCAGCAACCTGCTCCATCCTGCCAACGTCCCAGACAACAACGTGGTCCCAGTCCTTACTGATTGGTCCCTTACTTATGTCTGCTGAAACAATGTACCGACTGCCCCTCTTTGGCTCCTTCCATACAGACATCCTCCCAGCCCCTGGTGTTGTCTCTGTGAGGATTGGGGTTATTGACGACATCTTCCTTGTGTAGCTGCTATCTGAGCGTGGCGTACCGTCAAGTATCTCGTACCACTTGTGTTCAGGACATGTGTTCCCATCTGGCTTTTCTGCACCAGCGTATGGCTTGCATATGTCACACCAGCAGACGCTCGACACCTCCATAGACTCAAGCGCTGTGCGGTCAAATACTGGACTTCCAGATGTGCTGAATGCCTCCTCATCTGTTGACGGATACTCTTGGTGGAACCTGTCTATGGAACCACCGCACTTGGTCATGATTGACTGCCTGCGCCACTGGAGATGTTCCAGAGTCACCCACTCGCCAAACTTGTTCAGTAGCTCCGTCTCTGCGTAATCAAGGCTTGCTATGAAGTCCTTCTCTGAGCACTTGAGCTTGCTCTTGTATTCATCCATGAGAAACCAAGGAGTGAACAGCGCATACCACTCTGAGTCTGGATTTCCTGGGTACTTCTTCTTTAGCTCCATCCACGGCGGTGGATCGTCGTCCCACCACAGCTTCGCATTCAGATACATCGTGTGATGAAAGTCTCCCGTACCCCTACAGGTGGACTCCACATAAACCGTCGTTCCTGGCTCATCAGGAACAGTCTGAAGAGTTGCTAAGAAGAACTCTTCAGGCCTCTTGTAGAAGGCGACCTCTGAGCAATGGACATTTCTTGCTGTTGCTGACCTAGCGTCCTCAGTGGACTTCGCGGTCATAACGACAAAGCGACTCCTCAAGCCAAGTGGCCCAGACGGCGCTCTGAAATCTAGTTCTGCCCTGTTGTTGTACTTGGTGAGTGGCTTCAACTCTGATGGCAGGTTGTCGTAGAAGACCTTCGACTTTGTAAAGATGCTGTGCACCGCTGGGTCTGCGTGTGCGGCTACAAGCGCTGTCTCGTCTCTGTTGGTAACGCAACGCCAGAACATCCTGCCTTGGATGTGTGTGCTGCAACCAAGCTGCCGAGCCTTTGCCTCCCACACCCTAACAGGAACACCCTTCTCCTCCATCTCAGTGATTAGCGACTCCCTGATCTTCTGGCTTTTGTTCAACGCAAAGTTTGATAGCTCACCAGCCTTTGTCTGTATATACAGATACTTCTCGGCAAACTTCTCAAAGTTGTCGTATTTGCCTGACGAGAGTTCTATCTCAGGAGACTCTGTGTAGTTTTGCTTTCTTCGCTGCCCTGCCATTCCATGTCCTCTGTTCTTTTGCTACCTGTACTAGGTTGTCTATGTCTTCCATAATCCTTGGGTAGTCGTTCTCGCTTATGCAGATTACGTGCTTCCTTGTCTTATGCCACTTCTGGTCATGCACATACCAGACCCTATCTAAGTCTGGCACCCAACTCACTATCCTTCTCAGCTTACCCATTGGCACCCCAGTCTTCTTGGAGGCTATGCTTATTGGGTAATAGCCCTCACCATTTACCTCGTGATACTGGTACGGACCATCAGCAAAAAACACCTGGGCATCTGGTGGGTATGGAACTCCAGACACCCAGAACCCATCACAAGAGAACCATCGCTTGGCCCTGTTCTTCTGAAAGAACCAACGGTAAAGCTCTTCCTGGTATCTTTCATCGCCCTTCAGCCCGTCCTTGTTGGCTAAGTCTTGATAGCTGTTTTGACTTCTTTCCCCTGGAGGCTTTCTCTTTCTCCTCTTTAATTCTGGAGTCGAGACGAGCGCGATTCTCCACGAGCCTTTTCCTGACATTCTTCTCCATCCTCCACAGCCTATCTCCCTCGTCACAGCACACAAAGCACCACTTGTGGTAGCCGTCTTCGCTGCTGCTGTTCTTTGGGAACAGCGATACATGGTGATAACTCTTTCTTCCCACACGAGGACACCTAGAGCAGTACCTGTACTTCCTGCCTACCGAGTCTGTCCTTATGCGCTTACTATCAACCGCCCGCCTCGACTTAACGCACTGCTTACACTTCCTGGCAAACCCGTCGCCAGAGTGAGACATGTGGAAGTGTATCGTGTGCTTCTGCTTTCCACAGGCATCACAAACCTTCCTGCCAGAGAACGGCTCATCCTTCTGCTCCTCTGGTGTTGGTGCCTCCTTTGGGCTGCTATCTAAGGCGTCCCGCCAGCCCACTAGGACTCCTTGTAGAACGACCCCGAGCCATCTGACGCTCTCGTCCAAAGTCTGCGAGCCCCAACCCGAAGGTGGTTCCACTGGTAGGCAGAGATGGTCTCAACCTTGGTCCCACCCTCTTCCTCAACAGCAGCCTCCTGAACAACAGCAGCCTCGTCTTCGCCTGCCTCAAGCCGAAGGTCCATCTGCCTTGTAATCTCTGACAAGAGAGAGGTTCGATGCTTTCCTGCAAGCTCTGCGTCTAGCGCCTCCTTGAGGTCTTCAAGCGGCATGTCTCCCATGCGGCTAGATGCCTCTTTCACTGTAAGGTCGCTAGGGTTAAAGTTGAGCGCCATGCTATAGGTCCTTTCTGTGGCGTTTGTACTCAGTGTTAGATATTCTTCAACAAAACCATGCCGATGCCAACAACTAGAGAAACAAGCCAGTTTGCAGACGCCTTTAACGCACTACGCAAAAAGGGCGACTTGAACAGAGTTTACAGAAAAGTAGCAAAGTCAATAGGGATAGACCCTGGACAGGTGCAAGAGCTAATCTCTATGAAGGCTCCTGTTCACAGAAAGTCACCGGGCAAGCTGCGAAGAGACGCATCTAAAGCAGAGGTCAGCGCCCTACCAACAAAACCGTACTCGTCGTTTCAGGCGGCACTCAAGAAAGCAATATAGGAGCACGAAATGGCGAACTACAGAGAAGCAATTATGGACGCCCTTAGAATGGGGAAGGGCGCTGCGTATAAGTTTGGGAATCAAGAGGCAGACATGGCGCGGTGGCTTATCCCTGGTGGTGCGAGTGGCATACCAAGTCCACAGGAAGAGGCTGCGCGAAAACTCAGGATGCAAGAGATTCTCAGCGGAGCGAGCCTTAGGGGAGGCACACAGCTAGGCCCCCCAAGAAACCCAAACCGCACAGCAAACGCGCCTTGGAACAAGAACTACGTCACGGCAAACGCGCCGCAAGCCGCCCCTCCTCCTCAAAGGATGCCGGTAGAGGCACAGTCTGACTGGAAAAGCCTTGGCCCCCTCACAGGCTCAACGAACCCAGAGGCGGACGAAATCCTTGCCGCAATGACAAGGCAAAGAATGTTGAGAGCGGAGTTTGAGCGAAAGCAGCGCATGCGAGAGGCTCTTGAAAATCAGCTTGAAGAGCAGGCGCTACAAGAGAGATTCCAACGCATGCGCTAGACGAACCTAGCGATTCGCTCAGCAGACTTATCGTTAGACTTTATCCAGCCCTTCTCATCAACGTATTCGCCAGCGTAAAACCTGAGCCACAGAGATGGTGTGATTCTAACCACACGGTTTCCAAGCTTGAATATCTCTATGGAGTTGTCTTCGTTGCGAACGACGCTTATGCGCTCGTCGTCTGACAGCCTATCCTTGAGCAGACCAGTTAGCTTGCTAACACGAGACACGTCATAGCTGGTCATCCTCTTCGTCACCTATCTCCCACAGCACCTTCTGAGCCTTCTCTAGCTCCCCCATGACGTTTGCCATAAACGCCATAGCTCTCTTGTTTGACCTTCGCTTGTCTTCTGTTGTTATCAGCCCACGTCTGATTTCATTCAGTCTTTCATACTTCTCGTCATCCAAGAATGCGTCAAGCCTAGAGATACCTAGCTCTTCCATTTCTTTCCAGAACCCAGCCTCAGCCTGTCTGCGTCTACTGCGTTCCTCTGCTGAGAACCTACTCATCGTCTTCATCCTTCTTCGGTTTCCAGAAACCTCTCTCGTCCCATATCCCCTTTGGCTTGTGGAAGTAGAAGGCGTGTCTAACTCCAGCCCTACCTCCACGGTTCTTCTTGATGCTGACTACATGCTTGCCGTCAGCGGCAGGCCACAGGATGCGGGCGACATCGACATGGTTGAGCAGAGCCTTGGCTCCCTGCATCCTGGCAAACGATGGCTCTTTACCAACGCTGAAGTCCATGTCCTCGCCACCGCACTGACCAATGACCTCAACACAGAACCCATACTTCTGAGCCAGTGAGTGAATCCGACGTATCCAGCCAGTGTGTAGCTTCCACTGCAACCCGCTACTCATACGAAGTTCTTCGCTTGTCATTTCGATTTCAAGCAGGTGGTCAACACAAGCCCACTTGATGTTGTGCCTGATTGCATACCTAGCAAGCAACGAACACACAGCCCCAATGGTCTTTGGAGATGAGTCTGTCACGTACAGCCCAGATGCAGCCGCCTTCTTCGCTGCCGTCTCTACATGTGCTGGGGTAACATTCCCCGATTCTAGGTCGTCTAAGCCAACAGCCCCACCCAGACGAATCGCGGCAAGCCGGGTAAGGACATCATCCATCATCATCTCACAGTTGATGTAGAGGCCCTGTACGGGCTCCTGAGCGCTTCCACGACGGTCACACACCTTGGACCCCAGGTTCAGCATGAAGCTCGTCTTACCGACGCCTGTGGGAGCTATGGTGAAATTGAGCCTGCCAGGACGGGCACCGCGATGAATGGTGTCCCAATCCTCCCAGCCGCTCCGCTCGCCAAAAGCAGAGTCTGGGTTCTCTATCCTGTCTTTAAGCAGCTTGGCTGTAGACTTCTCCTGTGTCTCTGGAGTCTTTACGTCTCTTGTTCTCTCTGAGGATGAAACGTCTTTCTCTGCTGCCAGCCAAGTCTCTTCAATCATGTTGCTGTACGTTCGGGCTGCGTCGTCTTTAACACCCTGCTCATACATTGATATTACTGTTCTTGCAGCGTCTGCATATCTACGAATCTGCCAAGTAGCCAAAATCTTGTCTGCCGCTGAGTCATGCTCAACTGCTGCCTGTTGACTAGACCCAACGTTGAAGATGCTTGATATGTGGTTGTCGTTCAGCGCTTTGTCTCGTTCAAGTATCCTGTGAGGAAGTATCCTTCTGGGTAACTCGTTGCGCTCATCCTCATCTGCTATCTCGTTGATTATTCTCCATGTAACCCCATGCACCGGGTCGGAGAAATGCTCTGGTCTAAGAAATGCTTTTGTGTATCTGCTGCTGGGCTCTTGCATAGCAAAGCCAAGCACTACTGATGCGCTTCCATATGGAATCATTTGTCTTTCCTTCTTCTTCTATTGGCTAGGTGCCAGTTGACGCTATGTCGCTATATTCACTTCTCTCTTCTTCTGTCATCCCAGTCCATATCTCGTCTGTGTATTGGTCTGGGTAGGGGCTCTCTATGAGCTTAGGCTTCTTCGCCAGTTGAGCCCTCATGATTAAGGCCTCTACGTTCTCTGGCTTATTGAGGAACTTTGATGGTCCCAAACGAAAGACATCTGTACCATCGCCATTCTTGCCGCGCCACCAAGGGCTTAGCGATAGGCTTGTGACGAGGGACTTAAGCTCAGAGGGGCTATACTCTTTCAAGTATCGTTCCCAACGCTTCATTCTCTTCCTCTCTGCCTCTGTTCCTTCTCTGGGTCTAGCACCACTGAGCTTCTGCCAACACTCATCGAGAACGACCGCATCAGGGTGGTATTGGTCCCTGGGACCGTTTAACTTCTCTGTACTACTACTAGAAGTATTACTATCTACATATACGTATACGGGTTGACCAACACCGTTAGGCAGTCCCTGGGACCGTTGGGCAGTCCCAGGGACCGTTTCTTTTTCAGTGTTTATGCGGGTTACAGAAGAATCGTTTTCAGATTCTTGACACACTTTGGTGTGACTCTTGACATTGTTATTGTTCCCTGGGACCAATAAAGTATCACCAACATCATCGGTCCCTGGGACCGATTTACTACGTCTATCTGACCTAGCTCTGTGGTCAGGTTGGTACT